GCAAAGCAGCTCTTCCCCAGGAACTGTTTATAAAATCCCTACATATTCTGGAACTCCTAATAGCGCCACCGCTGGACAGACTTTCCTTCCAGGAGGAATATTGATGCAATGGGGAACTGTGAGTTCTCCTTCCTCAACAGGATCTGTGGTATTCCCTACAACGTTTTCTGCTACTTATAATGTTCAGATCACTATGAGAAGAGATTCTTCTAGCAGCACTCAAGGTATGTATGTAAATGGAGCGCCAAGCACAACAGGATTTAATTTTAACGGATCTTCTGGAGGAAACGCCCTGTTTTGGGTAGCGATTGGAGCAGAATAATGGGAGAAAAAGTTGTAGTAGGTCCTATTAATAGTGGATGGAGAACAGATAGAAAGCCTTTCGTAATCGATAACGATTCTTTTCCTACCCTAATAAATGCATATCAGTGGAGAGGAAGACTTCTTAGAAAAAGAGGAACCTCTAGACTAGCTAGACTCACTAAGTTTTTGGCTTCTGCACTTCCTTATACCTCTGTTACAAGTTTTACACTGTCCTCTGGAGCTGCAAATCTATTCACAGTATTTTCTTTAAATGCCGATGCTCAACTTGTTCCAGGATCTGTAAAATTCACTGATTCCACTGCTGGAAATACTTATCAAGATAATGGGGATGGAACTCTTACCGGAGCGCCTTCTGGAACAGGAACAGTAAATTATTCTACAGGTGAAATCACGGTAACAGGTGGTGCATCAAATACAATCGATACAGTATCTTTCAATTATTATCCTTGTCTTCCTGTAATGGGGCTAGAAGATTTTGAATTATCATCTTCACAATATGCTAAGAATATTTCTTTCGACACAACCTATTCTTATAACATTGAGACAAACGCTCCTCATTCTTGTTATAACATCAGTTTCTACAAGAACCCATCTTCCGGTGGATCCTACACGGCAAAAACAGTATGGAGTCCGCTTAAGTGGAACGGTCAGAACTACCAACAATTTTGGACAATCAATTATCAATCAGCCATGTGGGCAACAAATGGAATAAATATTCCCTTCAATCCTACAAATGTGGGAATGCAGTATAAAGCTATTACTACCGTCACTGTATTAAGTCCAACAACGGCAACACTTGCAATTACAGCTCACGGATTATCTGTAGGGGATTTTGTTTTTGTGAATGAAGTGGTCACAACTACAGGCATTAATTTTCAGACAGGATATGTGACGACTGTAACAGATGCAAATAATGTTATTGTTACCTTTCCAAATGCAAATATGGCCACCAATGGAACTGGGGGTATTGCTCAATACCTCACAAATACCGCAGATTCTACTAAAGATTGTATGAGATGGATAGATGGTTATCCCGTAAATGGTGCCAATCCTCCTGTCTTTACAAACGGTCCTGGATGGGTAAATTTCTGTCCTCCTCTTTCAAAGGATGTGTATTCCATAGGAGATAAGCCAGCTGCAAAATGGTACTTAGTTACAGCAAGACTGATCGTTCCATTCAAAGACAGGATCCTATTCTTCGGCCCTGTCATTCAAACATCCACAGCAGGAAGTCAAACATACATTCCAGATTTGGTTATTTATAGCCAAAGTGGAACTCCTTACTATACAGCTTCTTTTCAAGGTCAACCTGAATCTCCGACCTCTATTACTCCTGTTCTAGTAGCTGGAATTAATACAGCTTCTCCTACATCTATCAGTGACGGTCAAGTAGGAAGCCCTGCCGCCTTCTTTTCCGATATCCCAGGATTTGGAGGGTTTGTACAAGCTGGAATAGACGAGCCCATTACCTCCGTATCTGTAAATGAAGATGTTCTAATTGTAGGATTTACAACAGTTCAAACGCGTTTTGTCTACACTGGAAATGACATCATACCCTTCAACTTCTTCTTGATAAATTCAGAACTTGGAACGCAATCCACATTCTCCGCTGTCAACTTTGATGATGGGGTTATCACGGTTGGCACGCGGGGAATCATCATGACCGCTCAAACCAGAGCAGAACGTATTGATGAAGACATATTAGACCAATTATTCCAGATTAGCCTTAAAAATAACGGCTCAGAAAGAGTTACTGCCCAGAGAGACTTCATTCAGGAAGTGATTTATTTTACTTCAAATTCCAATGGTTCAAGAGCACTATTTCCTAATCAAACCTATCTCTATAATTATAGAGAAGGAACATGGGCAAGATTTTTAGAGTCTTATACTACTTATGGCCAGTTCAGAAAAAGCGGGGGATACACATGGTCTCAAATTGGATCCATATTCGGAACATGGAAACAGTGGAACGAGCCTTGGAACTCAGGCAGTAGCACTCTCTTCCAACCGATTGTCATCGCAGGAAACCAACAAGGATTCGTGGTATCTAGAGACGAAGGAACTAATGAACCCGCCTCGTTAATCATACAAGGGATTACAGGAAATACTGTGACATCTCCAGACCATGGCCTAAATAACGGAGATTTTGTTATTCCTTCTGCAGCCTTAGGGACAATCTCCTCTCAAATAAATGGGATCATCTTCAAGGTAAACGTCCTAACAAATGATACATTTCAATTACTAGGCCCCCCTATTACCGGTGGCACTTACTTGGGAGCTGGAGTCATCACAAGAATGTATAGGCCTTTCATTCAATCTAAGCAGTTCCCAACTTCGTGGTCCATAGGAAGAAAGACAAGACTAGGGTTCCAGCAATACCTTCTTACTACGACCGATAACGGACAAATCACTCTGTTGATATTCTTAAGTCAAGATGATGGACAAGCTTATAACGATTCCAACATTGTTCCTTCATTGGGGTCTACCAATAATACCCTGATCTACTCAACCGTTGTGTATACATGTCCAGAAAGCACCAACTTAGGTCTTACTCCTTCAAATGCAAGTTTAATGATGATAGCTCCGATCAATGATTCAGATCCTACAAAAACTGCGTCTCCACAACAGCAAATCTGGCATAGACTTAACACCTCACTAATAGGAGACACCGTTCAAGTTGGATTTACATTATCAGATGATCAAATGTTCGACTCTAATTTCAACTCTCAGTTTGCAGAGATCGAATTGCACGGATTCATTTTGGATGTTAATCCTTCTCAATGGTTATCATAATGAACGTAATTCATCATAAGGATCAGTATAATGACCGTTATTAATACTTCCCCTTACATGAGAACGACTCGTGAATTTCCAGAAGAAATGCACAAACTTACAGTGGAAGTCAATAAAGCATGGCTTGATACTGCAAAAGCCGTAAATGAAAGAACTATAGGACTTTATCCGACTACTCGACCAGCGATCACGGGTAATTCCTATTTCTTCAGTCTGAACCTTAGACAGCAATCTATCAGGCAGGTCTATCAGTTTACCGCAGCTGGATCTATCCCCCATGGCATAAACACCACTCAGATATGGGGATTTGCCTCTATTACAGGAACTTTTACTGATGGAACTAACTGGTATCCACTGCCATACGTTAGTGAAACGGGAGCCACCAACCAGATATCTATTCAAGTCACACCTACCAATATAGTGATCACCGCTGGAGCAGGCGCTCCCCCCACGATCACTAAGGGGATCGTTATCCTTGAATGGATTACGCTAACCTAAAGATCTTTCTCTTCCATACTATATCAATATACGATACACTTATGAACTAATCTTAATCAGGAAGATTCATGAAAAATTATCGAATAAAAGATCTGCCAGATCATTATGTTGAAGAAGTGGCTAATGCTAGAGATATTATATGTTTATACTTATCAGAGGCAAATAAGAGAATCCCAGAGCCTGTAATTTTTATTAATGCGCTGATAGGAACTGTAGCCTCTTCAATCGGGGATGTTTGCGCAGCATCCAAACAGAAAGAACTGCTCGATAGATTAATACTTAATTTCAAGCACACGTGCGAGATGGTTTACGAAAATGAATTGAGAAATAAAAACAACGAAGAGGAAGTCTGATGGATTGGGGTGTAATTGCTGCTTTATTGACTGTACTTTCGGTAAATATAGGGCTATTTCTGCACTTAGCTGGAAAAATAGACGCTATAAGATCTGATATTCATCAAGAAACTAAAGACTTTCACGGAAGGTTATGTTCTTTGGAAGCTAGATGGCATGGAGAAAAAAACATCTAAAAATGAAAAAGACTTTTGAAGACCAGATAAATGACTGCGCTAGCTATATCTTTGAAGATAAGGTTGTCAATTTCTTATACGACATCATTCCCCTTTTCGAACTCTATGATGTGGAAGACGATTCGGATTGGGTAGAAGAAGCCGTCGGAGAAGAAAATCAAGTAAACGTACGAGCTTTGCGTACGGTTTATCTAATGTCTAAGATAGCGGAAAAGCAAGCGGGATTTTTAGTAAGCATAAAAACACAATACCCCAGATTGTGGCTCAAGATGAAAGAAAGTTGTGGAATGAAAGATGAAAAACAAGAATAAATGGATAAACCTTCATGAACAACCGCCAGAAAAAGAACGATTCTACTTATGCCTTTGCTTGGGATTCAACAGGGCCATAAAATGTAAATTCAGAATGAAAAAAAACGGACCTCGTGAATGGCACGAAAACTTTTTTATTCACAAGGGCCGTGTTCCTAGGGTTCTGCATTGGAGAGAGAAATGAATAAAACTGTAGGACTAGTTTACGTAGGCAAAATTACGTGTATTGAAGAGATACCGGGTGCAGATGTAATCGCCTCTGCCACTGTTGTGTGCGGAGAAGGAGGAAAGTGGAAAGGGATCATTAGGAAATATGAATTCCGCGATACTGACAATCTGTGCTACGTATTTCTTCCCGACTCTTTACTCCCTGAAACAGAAGATTTTGATTTTATGAGAAGTTCAAACTTTAGAGTCAAAATGAGAATGTTTAAAGGAGCATCTAGCGAAGTTCTTATTCTTCCCTTTCCCATCGAAAGATCTGATTTCCACACGGTTGGAAAAGACGTAACCGATTTTTTCGGAGTCACAAAATATAGCAAGCCAATCCCTGAGAGTCTCCAAGGAAAAGCGGTGGGAGATTTCCCTTCGTTCATTCCAAAAACAGATGAACCTAACTATCAGAATTCTCAGGGTCAAGAAGGAATAGAGAAACTAATTGGACACTCATACTATATCACAGAAAAAGCTGATGGAAGTAGTGCTACGGCATATAAATACAAAGGCCATTTCGGTGTCTGTAGCAGAAACTGGGAAATAAAAAAAGATATTGGTAATGGATACTGGAAAGTAGCGATAAAGAGTAGACTGGAAGAGCTTTTACCAGAAGGATACGCACTCCAGTGGGAAACAGTAGGCCCAAAAATACAAAACAACCCGATGCGGATAAGAGAAATAACTGGACTTGCATTTTCTGCATACAATATAGAGAAGAAATGCTACCTTACTTTCCTTGAGTTGGTCGCTTTTTGCAGAAACTTACAGTTTCCTATGGTCCCAATAGTATCATCGGGCCAATCTTTTTCTGCAGAAGGAATAGAAACACTGGGAGAAGGCATTTATAAGAGCGGACAAAAAAGAGAAGGGGTAGTAGTTAGATCCTGTGAAAACATCATGGGAGGCGAGCCGGTTAGCTTCAAGGTGATAAACTTAAATTATGAGAGGTAAGAAATGGATATGGGAGTGTTTGTAAGTTCTAATATTTTTGCCATATCAGGGATGCTATTGTCTATCGTCATCATATTGTTAGGTCTTAAAAAGTAAAATGAGGTAAAATATGACAGCAATTCCAAAGTTTGACATTCTAGCTTTTGAACAAGTACAGTCATATGTACCTTCTGATACATCAATAACCCCCACAATAAAAAAAATTGTCACCTATGTTTCTCCAGCAGTTAAAGATGTTAAAATAGGAGATGAAATCACTGTATATCCCTCTAGGAGATTTACTTACTATGATGCACAAGGAAGACTTCTTTTCTTTGTGAGCCGACAAGATGTCAATTCTGTAATCCCTAAAACGGCCTCAACTATATGAAAAACAAAGAAGACGAAGAAGTACGTGAATTTGGCGAGGATTACTTCCTCATGTATGGGGCTGCCGCTCCGGAGCCAACAACTTTCAAAGAACGTTTTGTAGAAAAAAAAGACAAAGAACTAAAAGAAGTGAAAGAAAAATGAGTGGCCGCTGCGAAAAATGTAGTGAACACTGCTTAGAATGTAAATGCAGTTCTATCCCTTCTTTTTTCACAGAAGGATTGGCACTCCAAATACCTAAGATTCTCACAGATGAAGAAGAAAGAGTTAACCATCCTTCTCATTATCAAGGAAATCAATTTGAGGTAATCGATATTATCGAAGACTTTGACTTAAACTTTTCTATGGGTAATGCCATCAAATACATCCTACGTGCAGGAAAGAAAGAAGATAGAATCGAAGATCTAAAGAAAGCAGTTTGGTACTTGGAGAGGGAGATATCTAAATGAGTCAAGATAAAGAGTTCCGGTATGATCTCCTTGATAGTGAGATGGATGATTTTGGAGGAATAGACCCACCAGCAGGATTGATAAATCCAGATTATAAGCAGCAACCAGGCAATTCAAGAAAATGTATTGAATGCGGAAAGATGCATGACACAATAGTCGAAGACACTAGAACTGGAGAAAGACTCAGTGAAATAGATAAGTGTAAAGATTGCTTATTGAGCGCATGCGAATTTAATTTTTTCAGTGAACCAACAGAATTAAAATCAGACTTAAGTATGCAAGAAGAACTTAGAAGATTGGAAGGGGAGATATGCAAACGAATGATGACTCAGGATTCCTAGTTCAATACATACTGGTAAATATCGGATGCCTAGTCTGCGGAGTTCCTTCTAAAATCGTAGGAATTTTTGAAAACCCCACAGATGCCGAGGGATTAGCGAAACATCTTTCTCAGAATGCCAAATGGAGAAACGAAGGTCTAAATGATTACAAAGTGTTCTCTGTACGGCAAGGTTTCTGGGTTGACCCTGATTATATCGATCTGATATAGTTTATCAAAAAAACAAAGGAAAATTGTCATGAACGAAACTTGGTTACAAATAGCAGCTGTCGTACTATCTAATTTTAGCATTATTCTATGGTTTAGAATGGAGAGCAGAGCTGATTGGCGTCACATGGATGCAAAGATGGAGGCAAAGCTCGATGCAATGCAGAAATCTACAGCAGATATCATTCAGGGAATCAGAGAAGATATGAAAGACTTCCACAATCGCCTAATAGAAATCGAAGTTAAAAGCAAGATCCTAAATAAAGATTAATTTATGACATTTTCTACTTACATTCGCATATCAAATTTATCCCATAGAGACGTCTTCTTGTGGCCTATAGAGGAAGAGCTGCGTAAACAATGGGGGTTTATAATCAAATCCAAGGAATTCATCATGTTAGATTTTTCAACGCAGAAATACCAGCTCGATATTGATGAGTGCTTTTTTCAATTCAAGGGAATGAAGAGGAAAATAAAGCCTAAAAACGTATACAAATATAAGGTGGATGTTCTATGTCAATGAGCCAGTATAAGCCACCTTCGATAAAAAGGACATTTAACCCAAATCTTTTATCTGTTCCTACTTTTGGTTTCTCTTCCAAGAGACTGAAAATGATTTTTGATTACGTAGACAATAGGATAAATAAAAGAGATCTCAATAAATTTCCTAACACTATCTCGAAGCTTAAAATTTTATGTGAACAATTTGTAGAGTTATATGAAAAAGCTAAGGAAAAAGAAGAAGACACTGAAGCAAAAACGCCTAGACAGACTGAAATGCTTGGGTACCGACCTAGACTGTCTAATAAAAATGACCAAAGAGTATTTGAAGGACTTAGAGCAAGAGTTCGTTCGTCCTATTAATTCGGGATCAGTTGTGAGATTTAAGAGATTTGAGGCCAACTAGCATGTCAGGAGAATTTGAAGATCGCGGTGAGCATTGCTTGGAATGTATTTGTAACTCCCCCTATAAACTGGTTTACATGTCAGGAGAATGCGAAAATTGCGGGGAGAACTGTTTGGATTGCTTATGTGCCCACAAATTGGTTTATAGGCCACCAAATATTGAAACTATGACTGATTCCCAAATGGAAAAATATCAATTAGCTAAGAAACTTTGTAGTAGTTGGGAAGTGAGAATAGATGATAATGATTAAAATAATTCATCGTATTGAAGTTTAAAGACTTGCATGATATACTTCATGTAAAACCGCTTTACATGGGAGAAAAAGATGGACTACATACAATTTATAACCCTATTCGCGACGATGATTGGTGGATGTGCTTTTATCCACAAAGAGTTTAAATCTTTCGAGAAAGAAATTCGAGAAGAGGTTAAAACTCAGGCCACACGATCGGACAAACTGTATGAAATGTTTATCGATTTACTTAAGGAGAGGAAATAATGGGTTGGTTAGCATTGGTACCTTTTATCGTCTATCTCCTTATAGGAGTAACATGTGTCCGTTCAGACATAAAATCCTTTCAAATTGAAATTAGGGAACTTCAAAAAGAAATCAAAGACTTCCATGGTCGCCTATGCACCATAGAAGAAAGGATCAAAAAATAATGGATTGGACACATGTATTAGGTATTGTGTTAGGGAACGTCGCTTTCGTTATTCCCTTATTTTTTTGGAATAGAGCTGAGTCTCGTGCTGACATGCGTCACATCCTCTCCTTATTAGACGGGATGCAAAAAGAAATGAAAGATTTTCACGGTAGACTATGTGCCATCGAAGAGAGGAATAAAAAGTAATGGATGTTTTAATGGTTGTATTAATGCTTCTAGGGTGGGGTGCAGTCATCGTTATAAAGGGATGGTTGATAGGGCTTCTAATGAAAATGGTGTTTTAGCCTTTTGATTCCTTCCTATGCTCATTGAACTTCTTAACAGCCTCTTCTTTATTTGATAATTTATCCATAGCTTTTTTGACTTCTGGTGATTCAGACTTGATCTCTTCTGAAAGGTCATCAAATATTCGTTTAGCCTTGATGGGATCGCCAGACTTCAAGGCTTTAACCCCGTTTTTCCATTCAATCTTGAATTTTGGTTTGTCAAGCATGAATTCCCAAACATTTCTTCTTGCGTTGAGTACGGCATCGGCTGCGAATTTTAATCTTCCAAAGTTTTTGCTTAGAAGAAATGGAGTAATAGATCTTGCGTATTCTTCAATACCTTTAGCGGGGACTCCTTTAAGATTCTTAAGCGGGTTTTCAACGCTCATAAGATCATTTACCAGGGTCTTAAAGTCCTGATACCCCTTCTTTCCTAATGAACGCTCCATAGAATGAGCCAAACTCTTCCCTTCGATTGCTTTTCTTGCCTCCTTGAAGTTAACTTTTCCACCTTCAAATACTTTATCTAAGTACGAGTCAATCGCCTCCGCGTCTTTAATTTGAGCCCACTTCTTATTGGAATCCTTAAAGAGAGTCGAAAACTCGGAGTTGGGATACAGATCTTCGATGGTTTCTGCAATAGCTTTATTATAATCAAGGTAGGCCTCTGCTTTTCCAGCATTATAGGCTTTAGACTGTCCAGGTTCAAAGAGTTTTGATAGTTCAGCGTTGTTTTTCCTGTACTGTTCGACTAGCTGTCCTGCACTTAATGCCTCACTCTCCTCTGGGGACTTTTTGATCAAATCTTCTACTACTTTTTTATAGGCAGAATCAGCTTCGGAATCCATAAAACCTTTAGATCTCTTTGGCGAGATGCTACTTTCAAGTCTTTTTGTAATGTCTTTAGATGAAATTGTTTCAGGAAGCTGATTTGCAAGATTCTGAACCTGCTCAAAGGATTCGACTACATTTTGTTTATATAAAGGTCCTTCTTTCATAGCAGATTGGACATCATAGATTGGAGATTCTTCAAAGATCTTATCCGCAATTCCCTTAAAATCTTTCTCCAGATTCTCATTAATCTTTGAAATTTTGGATTCAGGAACTTTTTCCATGGACTTTACGGATTCAAACTTTCTAACGGGAAGACCTGATGGTTTTGTGGCCTTACCTAATGAAACTGCAGGAGATTTTGCACCAGCAACCATTCCAGCGGGAAAAGCAGCTACTTCTGATATCCCTTCTGGAACTCCAGCCGCCTGCAAAGCTTCATTTACACCTTCTGCCGTTGCACCGCCCACCACTTTTTGAGACAAAGTTCCTGGTGTAATTTTACCAGCACTTGATGCAAACTTTAATCCTTTTTGAAGTCCACTCTGAGGAGTTAGAGGCAAACCAGTCTTCTCTTCTATCATTCTTTCAAGGTTAGATTGAGTAGGAAAGTTTTGAGATTCTTCCAAGATTCCCTGTTTAAATTGCTCTCTATCAAAAGGTTTACCTGCTTTTTCAAAGGCTCTTTCTAACTCATCAAGTTCTTCCTCATTCATTGCTCCATAAGTAGAAATGCCGGCAACTATATCCAGTGGATATGTGGCGGCTTGTGCTATTCCAGATGGAATCTGATAAAGAGTTCTTGCTAATTCCTTATACCAAGGTTCTTGTGGTATGTTCTCATCTCGAGCGCGTCTTTGAAATGGAGATCCTTCTGGATTTCTCTGTTCTTCCTTTTTTTGAGTAGCGCGAGATTCGAAGGGATTTACCACGAGTAACCTCTATCTTTAGCAATTTTTTCTGCCTTTTTTACGTCTCCCTTCGCCTCAAGTAATATCTGATCTATGATCTCTACATCATCGGGATCTTCTAGGCTTAATGGAGTTCTTTTTCTGCTTTCTGCATTCTTGATGATTGCCTCTTGCTGATCTAAGACATTATCAAAGATATCATCCATTTTTTTCTTAGATCTTTTCTCTACTTCATTTTGAAACTGAGAAAGACCTAAAAACTTTCCTTTTTCATCCAATTCATCTTCCAATTCAGCAGCAACCTCTCCCTTTACAACGTCTGATTTTAGAGCATCAATACGAGAAGAGATAATGGCTTTCTTTTGAGCATCAGTTAGATAGATATCCGCCAACTTCTGTTCAAGAAGGTCTAATTCTTTCACACGAGTTTGACCTTTGAAAATGTTGCGCAGATCCTTGAATTCATCGATCAGAGCAGCTTTATATTGCACAGTTTCAGGAGACAAGAATCTTTTACCTAGATTTCCGGGTATCAAATCCAAAACTGCGGCTACACTAGGATCATCGAGATTTCCGGATTCGATCATGCTAAGCATGTTACGCTTATTCTTTATCCCCTCAATGGCACCTTTCGCTTTGTCATTGTATTCCTTACGTAGATCAACTGTCTCTTTTCTCAGGATTTCCGATTTTCTCTGACCGATATCTTCTTTGTGACGGATGTCTTTTAGTCCTTCCTTTCGCATACTTTCCAAGATTCGACCAGCTTGGGGATTAATAACGCTAGCACCCAAAACTGCTTTATCTGATGGCATTCTTCTTCTAGACGCTCTCGGTTCCTCCCCAAATTCCATAGATTCTCTTTCTAAAGAAGATCCGGGTTGTTCCATTTCACCAGATTCAGCCCCCATCATCTGTAAAATGCTCGCAAGGTTCTGTTGCTGCCTTTGCCCTTTTAAGGCTTCAGACATCTGAATCTTAGCAAGATCTGGATTGCTAGAAAGATCTGTTCCAAACTTATCTTTAAACGCCTGTCTTTCCTGAGCCATTTGAGCATTCATAGAAGCTTGTCTTTTGCCCTCATAGGCAGATTTAATAATGTCAGCTACCTGTTCCCCCATTCTGGCAGAAGGATCTTCACGTCTTTGGATGAATTGTACCATGATTACCTTCCTCCCATGAATCCACCAGCAAGGGCTGATGCAATTGGACTAGAAAAATTCATGAATTTCTGGAATCCCCCCTGTGGCTTTTCAGAAAAGAATTGCTCATAAGGCCTTTGATTGAGAAGATTTTGGCTAAGTCCCATCAGATCATTAATCGCTTGTTGACGGTATGCCATCCTTTTAGATTGAAGGTCTTGAGCAAAATCGGATCCGAGTTGACCCATCGAGTTTTTAAATCCCGAGCTTTTTTGAGCTCCCATTCCCATGCCGCTAAATCTAGAAGCCATCTGGCCTTGAGCTCTTGAGAGATCCCTCCAAGCTGGCGCTTCCATTTGTTCAAAAGCACCCTGATCTCCACCTGCAATTTTACCCAAAAAGCTTTCAGGACCTACTTGGCCAAAAAGCTGAGAGAAAAGTTGCATTTGCTGAGGGGTAAACTGTTGCGTAAATCCTCTCGAAAATCCCTTCGGAGATTTGTATGCAAAGTCTTTAGGAGAAAGTTGACTAGAGAAAGCTGACATGATGAACCTCTTTTAAAATTTAGGTTACCATAAACAAATTATTTTATTCTCAAAATTAAGAGTCTTTTTTAGTCTTTGGTTTCTTCACTTCTCTTATTCTCTCTAACTGCTCAGCGACCTTCATTAGCTTATCATCGTAGTCTTTCGTTAACCCTTTCTGCATTTGAGATTCTCTTGTGATATCATCATCCTTATCCTGATCTTCCTGCTCCTTGAGATCTTTGAAATAAACCCTCTGCCAACGTTGTTTCAGGGAAGGCTCAATCGGAGAGTCCTTCCTCATATAGCTCATACCCACTTTTTTTAGGGCAATTTCATAATAGGGAATAAACTCATTTCTCTGAATAAAGGTTTTCCACTCGTTATAAGTGAACATCTTATGTATGGTGTACCACTGAGATAGGTGTAAAAGCTCATCTTGCGCATCGATCCACGCAAGCATCTCTTCTCCAAGCTCTTGCATCTCTTTAGGAGAAAAGCTTGTTTTTCTAGGCCTTCCTCCAGCTCCTTGCGAATACTTATTTCCCTTAGCAGCTGCCATTACCACTCCTCATCTTTTTCTAAATAAGTTACGTGCGCATTCCAATGCTGATGGTCGGTCCAAACATGAGTAGATATTACTTGATATTTATGCTCTAATTCATTTAAGGATTGCTGCAAATGCGTTCTATCTAATAATTGAAATAAGAGATGTCTAGCCATTATTGAATCACCAATTTACAGGTTAAAACGATCTTCTCGGGGTCTTCCCCGAATTCTTTAACTGCTTCATCAAGAAGGGGCTTTATGATTTCATCATTTCTCGAGAGCTCAAAAGAATCGTAAATAAGGTGAGCTTTCGACATCCTCTTCTCTTCATTCGAAATTCTAATAGACACTGTTTTTATTTCTTCGCTCATAGGATAAATTCCTCGATTTGTGTTTTAGACTCTAACCGCCTTTAAATTCATCCGGCTTTTCTTCTCTGTAAATAATGGCCTCAACCTGCTCTCTTTTAATAAAAAAGACAGTTTCTCCCGCATGTTCCCAAGGAAATGCATAGGTCCTACCTGTGATGATTTCATCCCCGATTTTGATATCTTTGATTTCATCAGCGATATACGCAACTATCTTTTTTACTGTAGAATTACCATCTAAAAGTATCAGTGTCCCTTTTGGAGTGACAACTTCTACATTACGATATCCTACATAATCATTAAGAACTTTAATGGTCATTTCTTCATTTCCTTATCGCATTTTTTTAGCTTTTTATCCCTAGGGATATCTTTTTTGATAAGATCGTTCATCATCTTATCGATTTTTTTCTTATCTTTTTTTATGAGCTTGTCCATATTGTCACCTCTATAAATTTATTTTTTATCAGAGGTGAAGAGAAAAAAAAAGAAAAAAAGATGCTTTGTTGTTGCAATATACCATATATATATAGTATAGTATAAACATATCAACGAGGTCTCCCTGGTGACCGAAACTTAGTGAGTTCGGCAGGTTGTAGCATGTTGATAATAAAAAAATAAAGGATAAGAGATCATTTGGGTGATACAAACAAAATGATCAAGGAGTACACATGAATGCCGCTGACTATCTAGAATATGCAGCACTAAAGATAAGTAGAATGGAAGATGGATATAAGATACTTATAGAAGAACTTTTACATGAAGTATTTAAAAATGAGGAGGATGGAGAAAAAGCTATTCTTTTTTTCAGAGAGTCACACCATCAATTTAGAGAATTTTGCGAAATTCCCAGGCTTGAGGACTTCAAGAAAAAGATAGAATATCCGGCTAGGTTTTAACTTTCAATGGTTTTGCCGTTTTTCTTTCTGCTGTTACCACTTCGATTGTTACGGGGTATAATGCTTCCACCTGCTTTCTTTTGAGAATGGAAAGTGGAGTGTCTTGCCCTTTAACGTCAACGAAACTAACAGATCCATCTGCATGAAATATTTGAAAATCAGAAATATACTTAACTTTTCCAGGAAGATGAAATGGAACCTGTCTCAAAAAGAAGATAATTAAGCCTGCTCGTTGTTGAAGTTTAAGAGAATCGTAGTAGCGTGCTTCAAGTTTTGAGTCAAACTTTTGATCGTCCTTTTCAACGCGAACCGCATTAAATTTGTGCCTAGGAATTTTCATGTTTTTCTCTCGTGCCCCTGAAGTTATTCAAGTTTTTTATTGATCTGTGCTAAAATACAGCAAATTTCATGCATTGACTTTGCAAAATTAAATGGATCGGACAGGTGTTGTGGCATTTTTTCGGAAGGCGTCTCAGATTCCCATTTTTTTATGGCAATTTCCAGATTTTTTTCGAACTCTTCAGAATGATAAAAAAATCTTTTCGTTATACTTTTTAGGTCATATTCCATTTTAATCCTAGTTTGATTTTTCCTTCAATTCATTCATAATTTTACACATACATCCTAACGCTTCAGAAATATTGAAGGGGTTTTTGAAATCTTCAGGAATCTCTTGATCAGGATTTTGGGCCTTCCAATTTTCTACATATTGTTGGTGTTGAGACTTAAATGAATCTGAATGCAGTTCAAAAATCTCGATTAAATTTTTCAGCTCGTACATTTTAAATTTTCCTCAATAGTTTTCTTAAGATTCTCTATACAAGAAGTTTCACTGTAGTACAATATAGCAAATCTCATTTTAATTTTTACATGTATTCCTTCATCTCTAACATGGAATGCAAAATCATTATTGAATTTTTCTCGATACAAGTTGAAAAGCTCGTTGGCTTCTGCTTTTTTCTCTATGGCTATATTTCTTTTCTCTTCCTCATCTCTTCGCTTCTCTTCCAAAACTGAGGTCTCTGTAGCGTTTGGTTTCCATTCGCGTTTTAATGCGCTTACAACGAATCCGCATGGATTAGGTATGTCTTTACATTCCTGAGCTTGTTTTAACGTTTCCAATGCGATTTTTATGCGTTCTAGATCGTATTGTTTAGAAATATCCTGAATCGATTCTGAATCAAAGCCTACTTCCTTCAAAAGCTTTGCCTTTTGTTCTTCTTTTTCAGAAGAAACAACAACAGCTGCCGGCAGGCTGGGGGTTTCAGGGGGCGAAGCCTCCTGTGTTGTTTGTTGTTCTTCTTGTAAGTGTTCTTGTTGTATATAAAGAGAAGATGCAGCATCGCACTGACCATCGTGCGAATTCGCACTATGCATAGTGCCGATTGGCACTTTCGTGAGAATTTTTTTAATTCCTAGAATATTTTGATCTCTGACTGTGTACCAAGCTGTTCGATTAAATTTATTTTTATTGTGACAGTCCTTTATCAAAAGTCCCGACTCTAAAAGCTTTAATATGGCTTTTTTGACTTGATCGATGGAAAGATATTCTAAGAATTCAGCGATATCTTCTTGTGTTTCGTACATCCAAATTTTTCCATCCACAAAATTATGATTTTTGGATGCGTTGATTCTAAGCCAATAAACGATATGATTGTATACGATTGCGGCATGAAGTCCTAAAATGGCAGCTATTCCTGTATCAAAAGAATGAGAAAAACCTGAAGGAGAAACTTCTTTGGATTGTATTTCAGACATTATTCAACCTCCTTTGACAAAAGGGGTTGCATAAAATTCGACATGATATTATACTGATAGCTTCTAAAGCTTGGGATCATGAAAAATCTCCTGTTTTGGAAAGGCTGTAAATGAGACTAAAATTTGAATTCATGAAAGGGTTCCTTTTTTAGATTTATGGTTATGATGTGTAGGAACATCGAAAAACCCTCATTTTTGGGGTTAGTTTTAAAGCAGGAATCATGAAAAATCCTGTGTGTATTGGTTATTTCGAACGTTTGATAGCTTCGAAAAATCTTTGAATTAGGTCTTAGAAAGAGACACATGAAAAAATTTTGCCTTTAGCAAGCCTTTGGTTTGCGTTGACTCTTACCTTCAGTTCTGTTAATCTTCGGGTAAGAGTTTGAACGATCCGTTATCTAGCCTGCCAGCTTAGGGATAACGGAATTCATCAAGATATCTCAAAGTAAAATTTGAGTCATCAAAAAAAACAGCCCGGGTTTTCCCGGGCTTTCTTTTTCTTCAACTATTAGGAAATTTCGAAGAGTTCAGTTATCCGGAATTTCCGGACAAGTTAACCTTCAGGATATTCGATCTGAGGATATTCAGCCCAATGACTCCAACCTTCTAAAATCATTGGACTTTTACAAGAAAGAAGACATCTCTTCATATCTCCCCTTCTTTTGTTTATGAGAATGACACTTTTACCTACGGGTACAGTGTCTACTGGATAAGCCTGTATAGTCAAAGGCATCTCGAAAGGAAGTTCTTCACAATAATGGCTACCCCAACTCATGATCATTACTCCGGGCTATCTGGTATAGAATCTATATAGCAAATCTCCGGAATTTCTGCCCAATAATCGTAAAAATCCTTATCTTCTATTGTAGGACGACAAGACTCTATCGACGAACGTTCTTTAGAAATTACCATCACATCTCTATCTAAGGGAATGGAAGAAATAGGATATGCCTTAATCTTCATCGGTTTTTCGTTAGGATATTCATTACACTTCATTCTTTGCTCTCTGGGGTTAAATCTAAGTTAAATCCTGTCTCTATCAGGATGATGTATTCGATCGCTTCCTCGGCGATATTATCGTCCTTGAGTCCTAATTGTTGATTGATTGAATTGCATCCGATCAACAAAGATAACGGTAGGAATACTAAAAATTTCATAATTTATCCTTTTTTCTTTCGTAAAATCAAAATAGCATCTATAAAAAAGTTGGCAAGTGAATTTTTTCATTCGTGTCTCATTAGGTTTTTGTTTTCCTCGATATTCAGTTGGCACCATTCTCTGGGTATCGGGGTTTTTTTATTTACCTCGGCTACAAGCACATCCATCTTCACACGTTCTAGTGCACTTACGAATATGATGAACCTTGATTTTCCCCTCACTCCATTCGCAGATTTTTTTTGCTAATCTAGCCGATGGATTCGCCCTTCCCTTACTTAGACTCCAAAGATACTGTTCATGCACCTTCAGAGCCTCAGACATTTGTGGGAGAGTAAAACCTGAAGCATCTAAATATTCTCTTATTTTCATTTTCACCTCTTTCTTCTGTTGACATAAAACATATCATTATAGTATATATTAGTCAACAACATAAGAGGTTTAAAATGGGAAATTTTAGAGATCCTTCAGAAATGCAAAGCTTTTACGGCGATGATTGGGATTATGATTATGCAAAGTCTGATTTGGAAGAAAAAAATCAGAAAGAAAAAATGCTTTATGGAGGCATGATTGCGGAGTTATTAGAAGAATTCTATGGAGAGGCTCCTTTAGACGAAGAAAAAGTAAATGATCTTTTGGAAGAGTTGAGATGTTATTTCGAACTTCCGGCAAAGGCTGAAGATCTGACAATATGCCGAAAGGAAAGGTAATGAAAAATCACGTACAAGACTACTTGAAAAGAGCAAACAAAGAAATAGAAGATCTGAAGACCAAATTGGGAGATTATCATCTAGAGGCAATTAATCAAATTCTTCTTGCGAGACTATTGAGACTTGAGGATGAAATAGATGAGCTAACTTCCCAACTCCGCAGGGTAACGGATGAAGGGAAGAAGCAGGTCCAAACAGAAAACTTCATGATCGGAAGCGTGCTGGATTCTGCAAGCTAAAGAAGATGAAGGCTTCTGTTTTCCGTGGGCAATACGAGATAAAGTACACAAAGAAATATTACATTCTTTAGCAAAATCCTTAAACTGAAAAGTTGGATCTTTTTCTTTACGAAGTTCTAGATAATGGAGCAATTTCATGCTATTAGAGTAAAACACTTGACAAAATATGTCAAATGAATGTATAAATTAATGGAAATGTAGGAGTTATAATGACTTTACCAGCCAATACAGATGATGATTTTACAAAACAACTCGCAGAGTTAGATAAAATCAGAGAGACTTGCGCAAAGCTTTTGCAAACAAAGCATTATTCTTCACTGGGAGAATCTGGCATCCACGCCATTATGGCTAGAGCAAAAGCTTTAGGGATTCATCCTTTTGAAGCTTTAAATGGTGGTTTTTATTGCATCAACGGAAAGGTTGGTATGTCAACTGAGATGATGTCTGCATTAATAAGACAGCGGGGACATTCTGTTGTGAAAGACCCCAAGTCCAATAATGAAATTGTCATCCTTCATGGTAAAAGATCTGATAATGGGGACACATGGACTTGTAGTTTCGGCAGACAAGATGCAGAAGCAGCAGGATTATGGAATACTGCTACCTGGAAGAAATATCCTGGTGTGATGTTATACAATCGCTGTATGTCTATGCTATTTCGTCAGTTGTTTTCTGACTTGAGCTTGGGTGCTGGCTACATTGAAGATGAGTTGAAAGAAATTACTAAGACCGGAGACTATTCTCAAAACATTTCCTCCCTTCCGGAAGTAGATATTGAAGTCATAGAGGAAAAGCCTAAAAATCCGTCTAAGGACGAAATTTCCATATTAAAAATGATCCTATCTAAATGTCCACAAGAATTTGTGATAAAAGAAAAAGAATCATTCAAATATGAGTCTTTCGAAAAAATGCCTATCGATGAATTTAACCAATTCTTAGAAAGAGCAAAAGAGGCCAAGATTTCGTCGGAGGTCAAGTAATGGATTGGTATCAACTATTTTTTGTTTTTGGAATCAATAGTGCATTGTTTTTATGGGCTTGGACAGAATCTAGAAAAGATACATTTAAGATGATATCTCTCATCCAGGAAATTCATAAGGAGTTAAAGAATCATCATCAGCACGTATGTTCGTTAGAAAAAAGAGTTCAAAAGGATAAGAGGTAAAATATGGAATGGTCACAATTTATGATATTGATTTTAGCTTTCGTAGGTTTATTCACCTGGAACCGTTCAGAAACTAGGTCAGATATACGTCATATGGATTCCAAAATTGATGCCAATAGAGAGCTGATCAGGGAAATTCATAACGTTATTCAGATGGAGATGAAAGATTTCCATAATCGTCTATGTGAAATTGAAAGAGCAAGGAGCAAATAATGGATTGGACACATGTATTGGGAATGGTTTTAGGTAACAGCGCGTTTATAATCCCCTTATTCCTTTGGAGTAGGGCTGAGTCGCGCGCGGATATCCGACACATGGACATCAAGCTTGATGCTAACAGGGATCTTATTAGAGCCATTCAAGACGAAATGAAAGATTTCCACTTCAGACTTTGTGAAATTGAAAGATCAAGGAAATCTTAGATGCCTAGATTTGTAGATATTGAGCAGGGTTCTCCAGAATGGTTAGAAATGCGTAAGGAATGCATTACAGCCACTGATGTTGCATGTATTATGGGAGTTAATCCATATGAAACGGCTTATGAGCGTTGGAAATTAAAAATGGGTCTTATAGATCCAAAAGAAGAAAATGACGCCATGAGAAACGGTAGAATCATGGAGCCGGAAATTCTGTTAAGATATTCCGGAGATGATTTTAGACCTGCCGTTGTTCTAAGTGATGAAAATGATAGATTTATGGCATCTCTAGATGGTTGGAGAGATGGTCCTTCTAAAACTTTCAATAATCTATTAGAAATAAAGTGCGGAAAAAGCGCTTACAGTAATGCAAAAAACGGGATAATCCCAATTTATTACAAATATCAAATGCAGTGGCAAATGTATATCACTCGTCAAGATCAATGCATATACATAGCCTCTAATGGCACTGAAGACATTTATCTTTCCGAACAAAGGGATCAATCACTGATTGACGAAATGATATTTGCTGCGTTGGGTTTTCTGAACTTTATAGATACCTGCACTCCCCCTCCTTTATCCGACAGGGATTATGTGGATAGATCGGGAGATGATCAATTAGAAAGTCTCATGCAAAATTACGTATATCTTTCTCTTCAAATCAAAAATCTTGAAAAACAACTTGAGAGAAGCAAGTCAAGAGTAGTATCTTATTGCGAAGAGAAAAACACTATTTGCGATAAAGGAAAGGTTACACGGATCGTAACCAAGGGAAGAGTCAAATATGATTCAATACCTTACATACAAGACGTCAATTTAGATGAATATAGAGGACCGGACACCATATCCTATCGGATTTCCTTTAATGAGTAGATTTTAGAAGATAAATGGAAAAATAAAACCAAGGAAAAAATCATGGCTGCTCTCCAAACCACTATAGATATGTTTCAACAATTTGATGAGATCTCAACGATCAAGCAAGATTTTTTATTGCTATTTGCAGAAGTTCAAAAAGGATTAAGATCCAGTGATAAGGTGAGAAGGGGCGTATATGCTGAGGTGAAAGATCTTAAAAAAGAAAATTCACTTCTCAAAGAAGAGCTGAACATCATCAAGAAACATCTAAATTTGGAGATCAATCATGAAGAAAATTTGTATGGCGACCTTCCTATTATGCAGTTCATTAAACGCCAATGATTTCATGTCCTATTGTGAGAAAAATCTACATAAAACTTATGATTTATATAGGTCTAATAGATTCAGCGAAGACAAGGTGGAGTTAGCTTACATCATGGGGAGATTGTCCGCCTATTCTGAAATGTTTTTTTATCTAGAAAACCATAAAGATGAAGGACAAGAATAATGAAAATAACGGCTGTATCAGATCTACACGGAGAATTTCCAGAACTTGAAGGCGGAGATGTTCTGATCATAGCTGGGGATTGCACTTCCAACGATTCTATTCCTGCCTGGAATGACTTTTTTAAATGGTTAGAACACACCCATTACAGAAAAAGAATTGTAATAGGTGGAAATCATGATAATTTCTGTAGAGATTGGGCAATACACGGTCTTTTTACGGAAGACGAATATGAAAGAATGTACCCGGGAGAAAGCCCTTTCTTTGACTACCTTTGCGATTCAGGGCTGTGTTTCGAAGGGGTCAGTTTTTGGGGTTCTCCCTGGTCTTTATGGTTCAATGGAATAAACCCACACTGCAAAGCTTTTACGGGAACAGAGGCGGATTTAAAGAAGAAATTCGATCTAATTCCAAATGATCTCGATATTCTTATCACTCATTCTCCTCCTTATGGAATTTTAGATGAAGTAAAAGATAGAAATACTGGATATATGAGAAATTGTGGTTCGGTTTCTCTTCGAGAAAAAATCGAACATGTAAAGCCGCTTTACAATGTATTTGGTCACATACATGAACATGGTGGAAAATCTGTAGTTCTTAAGACACCTGGGAAGGATATCACATGTGTAAATTCCTCCCAAGTGGATGGTGATTACATCTTCAATCCGAATCCTTTTCATTTTCAGCTATAGAACCTTCCTTAGCCTCAAAAAAAGAAATCCCCCAACTAGGAATTGAAAATGAATCCCTTTTGAATGATGGGAATTGTGTTTCATTTTCCGGGGTGAATTTTCTATGGTCCGAAAATTTCCACTTAATGATAACTCCAACGACAATTGCCGAAAAAATAATGACAGAAAGATATTTAATCTTTTTATCTACAAGACTCAGATCTGAAAAAAAATAGGTCCGATTATCTTCGATCGATGTAATAACTTTTCTCATGGACGGCGATATACACATACTTCCCTCCGATTAAAAATTTATAGATCAAAGACCTCCCCTATATGATATATTTCTATAGGTTCTGGAAGTCTCCCTTCGCACCCATATAGCAACCATACGACACACGAAAATTTTAGAATTATTTTTTTCCGGTATTTCATTTTTCCATTAATCTTATGCAGTTCGATATACGACATTAAATGAGACTGTTAATGCTGAGTTATTCATCTGTAAAGCTGCTGAGGCAACCCCACTACCTGTACATGTAATAACAAACGTTGTACCTGCTGCATTTCCATTTAAAACCATTGTTGTCGTTGAGGCAGGCCATGTCCAAGTCGTGGAATTAACAAGAACGCTTCCACGGGCTGGATAACTCGTTAAATTGACTATAGGAAAAGGTATACCACCAATTTGAGCATTTCCGGTTCCTGTTGCAGCTGAAATTGTAATAATCCCACTTAAATATACAAGACTGCCTATTCTTGTGTAGTAACCTAATTGAGCGGAATAAGTTGTTGTACCAGGAACTGCTCCATTTAAAGTAGGAGTCCATGTTCCATCTTCATAAACAGTCATTGTATTGGAAGAACTAGTACCCGTCGTTCCGGATGCTGTAAAGAATTTTAGGGATCCCGTACCTTGTGTGAAAGCTGTTTGAGTAGTAGTATTCATTCCGGAAGAACTTCCGGAGAAAATGAGATTTGAATATTGGATAGTTCCTGCACCGGTGATAGCGTTGGTATTAGTAGATTGGATGCAATTATTGAATGCTATCACAGTGGTTCCACTTCCTACACTGATTGCAGAAGAAGTTCCACCAGTTATATTACAATTTATTGCAGTAGAAGTGCCTGAACCAGCTGTTGTCAAAATTCCTGTCTCACAACAAAATAGATTAAAAGTTCCAGATCCACTAGTAGTAATAGCTGACATCGTTGTATGTTTTGCGGATAAAGTACTTGAAACTAGGAGTGGATCTCCTCCAGAAAATTGACACCGTATAAGAGTTTTAGGCAAAGCTGCACTATCTGACAAACTGCTTCCTGAACCCCATGTTGATTCACAATCGACACAAGTTAAAGTAGTATTTAATCCAGATGCATTTACAGTAGTGTGACCTCCAAATGAGCATTCATAGCAAGATAAGGAACCGTTATTTCCTACTAAAGAAAAACTATAATCTGTCAAATTTAGAAACAGCATATTCGAAAATGTTATCGATATTCCTTCTGCTGATGTTGTAGTTATTTTTCCGGTAAGCCATATCCCATGAGCTACATTACCCAATCCAATAAAATTTAATGTTTTTCCTATTGAGAAATCTTCGAAATAGGTTCCAGGTTGAACTCCTATAGTTTCTCCAGAGGGAGCCGCTGCTACTGCTGATGCGAAAGTGGAATAATTTGCTCCGTTACTTGTGTCCCCTACAATATATTTAGGCCAATGTAAATCATCGGTCACAGGAAAATTAGCTGTAAAGTCTAAAGAATTTACTCCTCCAGTTATAGTCAAACTGGAATCTGAAGAGGTGAGAAGGACCTCTCCTGCCATAGACGGTACAACAGGAAAAGTTCCTGCTGTACCGGTACCACCAGTAAACTCCAATATGGACACCCCACCAATAGAAACCCAATTTGCTGTGAGAACTGCCCCTCCTGAAGAATAATTTTTCAAAAAGAAAAATTGATTCGTATTCACATTAAACCACCATTTCTGGACGGGATAATTGACATCCGTACTAAGAGGATCTCTATCTGCAAAATATACCACATATGGATTAGACGAAGCTAACGCGTTCGCAACCGGATATAGCATGTTGGGGGGTTGTTGATTGGATGTCATTCTAGAGTAAAACCTCCTGTGCGGCGGAAATAGTAGTAGGAACTGTTGCTCCCCCTGTTTGAGCCAATGTTACTTTACGATATTTTCCTGCAGGAATAATTCCTTGAACTTGAAGTCTTCCCTGTAGAGTTAGACTTAAGATTCCAGAACATCCTTGAACGTCAGAATTGAAAGTAACAACATTGGTAGTAAATGCCGAATCATCTGCATACTGCAAAGTCGCCGTGAGCGATTGCGATGTCAGGAGAGACGTCATACTGGTTGGATATGTATACTGAACAAATGCTGCACGAGTAGTCGATAATTGAGTTGCACTTGTGGATGAGGAAAATGTAGGTGAAGAAAATGAAGGAGTAAGATTTGTTCCATTGCTAGCAGATGTAACACGTCCTTTCGCATCAACAGTGATATTTGCATTCGTATAAGATCCTGCAGATACTCCCGATGTTGTTAAAGTTGGATTGGGATATGTTCCCGTTAAATCCCCACCTGCAGATCCAGATGGAGGAAGGGAAGTTGGTTTCCCGCTTAAATCTGCATATGCTCCTGTTGCCGCAACTGTAGCAAGAGAAGGCTTATTTAAAATTTGAGTAACACCACTTACAGCATTCCAATCCGCATTGAGCTGTGCGGGTGGAGATGACCAAACTCCATCCCCTCTCCAAAAAGAAGATGATGAAGCGCCGCTTCCTCCATTCAAATTAGTAACTGGAAGATTTCCTGTGACTCCTACTGATAGGTCAACCTGACCAAAAACAGGATCAGTAGACACGCCAGAAGAAACAACAGCAACTCCGGCTGTTCCTGGTAGCAAACTACTAAAAGACCCTTGAGCATTACCTATAAGAACGCTAGGTGATGCTGAATTGATAAGAAAAGAAAATCCAAGACTATCGACATAAGTGAAACCAAAAGACATAAGACCCTCCTCAAAAGTTAAGAACTAAGACTAAAAGAACTCCACTATTATAATTTGTCCTCTAGCACCAGCTCCTCCAGCTCCTGAGTCTCCAACAGCCGTGATTCCCCCACCGCCGCCTCCGCCCCCGCCTCCTGGCGCTGATCCAGCTCCGCCTGCTCCGGCGTTTGCAGCAACAGCACCACCGCCACCACCACCTCCATAGCCACCCATTAGGATGCCTGGGGTTGATGTAGCACTTCCATTGCTTCCTGAACCTGTAGTAACTCCACCTGCTGCTGGAGCTATGATATTAACTCCGGAAGTGTTCGTTAAACCTCCGCCTGTTCCTCCCGTTGGAGTTCCGGCATTTCCTCCAGCACCACCACCGCCTCCTGTTGGAATTGAAAAAGGAAGTGTATTTCCGGAGTTCGTTGCATTACTCCCGTTAAGAAGTCCTCCGTTGGCTCCTGATCCTACGTTTCCATTAGTGGTAAAATTTCCGATTGCTGTTCTGTTGGTAGCTCCAGTTCCCCCGGAAGTTGTTCCAAGTTGACCTAAATTCCCACCTAAAGCTACTAAAGCTCCGAAAGAGGTATTATTTCCAACAATTCCTGGATTTCCATTTGTATCGGCTGCTGTTACTGCAGCGCCTCCCGCTGCTGAAGCTGCAACTGAATAAGCAATTGGTCCTGCAAAAGCAGAAACAGGTCCTTCAGAATAGATAACTTGACCCCCTCCGCCGCCGCCTCCGCCTCCAGACGCAGCAGAAGTTCCTTTTCTACCAGAACCTCCACCACCTCCACCTCCCCACATATAGACTTTGACATATGTGGTTCTGGCATTAGGGCTCCAATTTCCTGACCCTGAAGTGATCGTAGTTGTGATGCTTGAAGCAGAAGTTGAAGGTCCTATAGTTCCGGCTTGACTCATTTCTCACCTAGCTTGTTTGAAGATACTGAACAACTAAATAAATACTACCTGTCCCAGCAGTTCCTTTAATAAAGAATTGTGTTCCTGAAGGGAGAGATTCTCTTTCCTCAGATTTATATTCATCATAAAGCCAGAAACTACTTGCTGGACATACATCGATGTCTGTTGCTCCATCAATGGAAACAGTCACTGTTGCAGTTGAATTGTTTACCATTTTTACGATGTAAGCAGGATGAGAAATCGCAGTTCCTAGAGCTTGATAAGCGCCTGAAAGGGTTGCTGAGTCAAATACTCTAAGAGTTTCCCATTTGATTCTAGTGGTGTAAGCCATATAACCTCTAGTTTATGAGTTGCCAGTAGATCACTGAAACATCAGAAGCTTGTAAGCTTGTTGCGCTGGCCGTTTGAACAGCGTTAATTACAAAAGAAGTTCCAGCAGTGATGGTTCCAACTGTAAGCATACCCAAAGCAGCAGCCCCCGTTGCCCCTATACTTTGACGGCTTAGAACAATTTGAGATCTTGCTGTGACATAGGGTGTAGTTACTGTAGCTGTTCCGCCTACTAAAGTTACAGTTCCAGAAGCTCCTCCTGAAAAAACCCAATTAGCAGTGTTCACGCCTGCTGATGAAGTTACAGAAGATAAAAAGTAAGCCTGTCCGCCCAATTTATCTATCCATCGCTTCCCAATCGGATAATTCCAATCCGAAGATGTTGGAGTTCTTGATTGTACTGTTGGAATTTCTACGCTTTCTGGACGATTTCCGAAAGCAAATGTGTTTAAGCTTGCGCCTGTTTGAATGGTCATGACTTCCCCCTCATGTAAAACTTTAATTTAAATTTTAAGAGAGTTTAAATCAATCTTTGTGCTTCAAAATCATGTGTACTAAATTTAAAGAAGTGAGTAAATCGTAATGATTTACAGCAGAGTACATAGCATTCGGCGGAAGACACTCTAATTTTTCAATGAAATCTTCCAGCATTTTCATAAGATAGTCTCTATCGAACTTATCTTTTACCTTCACTATGATTTCATTTCCTTCGTCATCTACTCTCAGAAAATTTGAAAAATTTTTTGCGCCACATCTCATAGATGAACCTCCATCTACAGAAATTTCTCCGCATTGACATGTGACATAATCTTTTTCACTTACACTTTCAATAGTAGTTAAGCACAATTTGCATTTTGCTCTATTTTGCATATATCCTCCACAAAATGGCCAAGACAATTCCTGCCATTAAAACAAGCTTAAACATGGTTTTGAACAATTCTAAATACACGAAGATTTTGGCAGCCTCTCCTAATTCTTGCATGTAAATCCTTTTTTTAATTTAATTCGCAGTATGCATGACCCATTCTCACCCAAGCAATTAGAATTTATCATTGGATCCACAAAAAAGTGGAATATAGCACATGGAAGCGTTCGAACTGGAAAGTCGGTGGCTACCAACTTTAGATTCCTAGAAAGGATCAACACCCTAGATGATCATAGAAATTACATAGTAGGTCACACATTTGAGACTGCTTACAGAAACGTCGTTCGACCTCTGTTAGAATCTGAGGAATTGGCTGTTTTTCGTCCTTATTTAAATTGGTCTGGAAAAAAACTTCATTTTAGAGATAAGAGCATCACTGTTCTTGGAGCAAAAGATGAAGGAAGTATCGGTAACTTCCAAGGATTGACGATGGCCACTTCCTTATGTGATGAGATGACGCTATATCCTGACTCTATTATCCAAATGATCGATTCTCGTCTAAGCTTGCCCTATTCCATGGGAATCGGTACGTGCAATCCTTCTCATCCCGAGCATATTATCAAGAAATGGATCGATATGGGAGAAGCAGGAGATCCTAACTATTATTCTTTACATTGGACTCTAGAAGATAATCCTTATGTAGATGAGGATTATAAGTCTCGTATGAAGAATAGCTTAGTTGGAATGTTCTATAAGAGAAATTACCTAGGACAGTGGTGTATGGCAGAAGGTGCCATCTTTGATTTCTTTGACAAAGAAATTCATGTGGTAAAAAGACCCCCTAGAGCTGCTGAATACTACATTGCTGGACTTGATTATGGAATGAGCAATGCTTTTGCTTGTGTCATCATAGGAGTATCTACTGGACAGTATAATCAAACAGGAAAATGTCTTTGGGCTGAAAAGGAATATTATTGGTCTGTCGCTGAAAAAGGAAGAGCAAAAACCAATCTTGAACTGGCTGTGGACATGAAAGAATTCTTAGAACCCTATGGTGTAAAGCAGCTTTACATTGACCCTTCTGCTCTCTCTATGAAAGTAGAATTAAGAAGATTGGGGCTTACAACAATAGACGCCAATAATGATGTGCTACCAGGAATTGAATACATGACTTCCCAAATGGCACAAGGAAATTTTTTCGTCATGAATAGTTGTCAAAATCTGATTTCTGAAATCCATAATTATGTATGGGATTCTAATAAATCTAGGTTAGGTGAAGATGCGCCTAAGAAAAAGTCTGACCACGCAATAGATGCTGTCCGTTATGCATTATACACTCATAAAGTTTCTACATATCAACCCTACAAGCACTCTTCGAATGAATATTTGAAGAACAGGTTTGATCCTTCTTCAAGCATAAGATTTTGAAAGAATCTCCGGAAGAAGGTTTCGAACCTTCGACCCAACGGTTAACAGCCGTTTGCTCTACCACTGAGCTATTCCGGAATAATATAGACTCTAAATTCTTCATAGACACTCATACAGATTTGTCTAGTAGATTGTATCTCCTGAGATGGAATACTAAACATCTGATAATCTGATGTAAGCACAAAGACAAAATCACAGGAATTAGGATCAAAGGTCTTTACTTTTGTAGACGGTTGATTCCCTCCTGAAGATCTAATATTTACCGAAAAGACTCCTTGAGGATTTCTGTAAGAACATGAAACGACCTTTATTTTACAGAGCTTTCCATATTCGTCTTCAAATACCAAATTATAGTCACAGGGTGATAGAGGAAGACTTACCATTCCCTTTAAGGAATAATAACCTATCGCTACTCCAACTGCTCCTTTTCCTTTGATCTCTTCATTCATAACGCAATAGACTAACACACCACTAAATTTTAGTAAATACTAAAAATAAATTTAATGCTGAAAATTGGTGTATTGAATTTTTAATTTCCTATGGTATAAGGGGATCAAAATGTAAAACTTTTTTTGGAGGTTTTCTTGTCGGCTTCACTTTATCCTCAGGCACTTGACGGGTTAATAGAACCTACCGAGACGAATATCAAAAGATTCTTAGATAACCTCTATTCAAAATTTATGCCGCTGGAACAAGCCAGGTGGAATCAGAGTAATATAGATACCTTGTTTTATGCTGGAGCTCAAACTTACGTCAATAGATACTATAACTTCTCTCCCAATACTTCCTATCAGCAATATTATTTTAACTTGGTTCAGCAACCCATTAACATGCTAACGGGACTTCAAAGGCAAAATAGGAAAGCAATTTCTTATGAAGCTTCTGAGGGTGCGGATCCTTTGACTACAGATCAACAAACAAAATTAATCACCCTGGTTAACAACAAAAACGGAATCCTAGAACAATTTTCACGAGCATGCGAACAGTCTGCTATTGCAGGAATGGTCATGGCTCAGCCTTACCTAGATTATACAGGAGATGATCCGGCTCAAGGAGAACTTAAATTAAAAGTATGGGAATACAACTCATTTCTAGTTGACCCCTACTTTAGAAACTCAGATATGTCTGACTGTCAATATGTTTGGTTTCAGGAATATATTTCAAAAGAGGAAGCTGTGGAAAGGTTTCCCGATAAAGCTGAAAGAATTCGTCCCATGTCAGGCACTCCTCAAAGATATGGAAGCTTTTATTTCCTTCCTGAAAATTACAATATGGCCAGAAATGACCTCATGGTTTTATCTTATGTTTGGTATCAAGCAAAAAGACCAAGGAAAAGACTCTACAGTAAATCTAGAAATCAATTCTTCGATTTTTCAGAAAAAAATACCGATTTACAGATACTCTTACAAACCATTCCTGATCTAGAAGTAGTGGAAGTAAATGTAAGAACATGGAATTTATGTACTGTCCTTAATGATGTTTTAGTATTTAAAGGACCAAATCCTCTAGGGTTTGACACTCCCCCTTGCGTGCCTATTTTCTGGAACTATGATCCTCATGTTAACTATCAAGATTTACGGGTGAGATCTTTGATAAGGACAATGAGAGATCCTCAGTTCTTATTTAACTACAAAGTCATTACCAATAACGATATTGCAGCTGCGACTATCAATGCCGGCTGGAAAAGGAAAGTAGGAGCTGTCGCAAACGAAGACAATCTGAAGAAGGGTGGACAGGGCTATGATATTATAGTCAACGACGGTTATGAATTGACAGATGTTGAAAAAATCATCCCTTCGGCGGTTCCTGAATCAGATCTAGCTCTTGCGCAACAGATGTCCGATCTTATCTTTAAGACTTCCGGAATTGATCTAGAAAACTGGTCTGGACAGCAAGATAAGCAGATCTCCTCATTGACTGCAATGATCAAGCAAGCTGCTAATGTAATGGTATTTCAGAAGTATTTTGATCAATGGGACTATGCGCTTAAATTAATCGGCGATATTGAGATGAAGATCGTTCAACATAACTGGACAGCTGAAAAGGTTTCCCTTTATCTTAATGAAGAACCTTCTCCTCACTTCTATAGTGGTATTTTCTCTAAATATAATGTGGTTGTACAAGAAGCTGATTTAACTCCTACTCAGCAAAATAGACAAGCGCAGCAAATGCTTGAGATCAATCAAGCTTTCGGAAGAGAAGTGTTTACACCATCTCAGATAGTTCCTAAGTTGAATATCACAGGAAAAGCAGAAATAATCGACTTATTAAAATCTCAAGAAGAACAAATGCAGATAATGCAAAGAGAACAGTCAGATGTAGAACATGCATTCCAAGATGCGCAGCTTAAAGAGCTCTATTCTAAAGCCGTGGCAAACATCGCAAAAGCACGTGAGGATAACTCTAGAAGCGAATCCAACCTAGGTTTGTATGAAGAGCGTTTGAGCATGATCGAGAGAAATCGAAGTCTTTCCATAAGGGAAAAAGTTGATGCATTGACTAAGTTAATGGAGACATTAACGATATTCGATGATAGAGAAGTATCTCAAGGAATGCAACAATTAGAAAATGAAAAAGAAAGACTACGCACAGAAGAAGAAATAGAAAAACAAGACGTCGAAAGAAGAACTCAGGCCAACAATTTTCTGCAGGAAATTCTAAAACAGATGCCAGCTCAAAATTTTGCTGGTCAAGGTGTTGAATAGATGTTATAAAAATTATTTACAACAGGAAGGTAAATATGAGCGGTCGCCGTATTGATGATCACACAGCTTGGATGGGGAAAGGATCTGGTGGATCTGTCCTTCCTCTAGGTAGTAAAATGAAACAAATGTCTTCAGCTGAAGGTGCAGGATCTCTTGATTCTTATGAAGATACTTCGGAGAAGATTAAAGCCCAACAAGAATTAAATATTCGTAAGGCAAAAAGTGAAGGCCGTAAGGATCTTTACAGAAACTAAAAAATTATTATGTCGCCCGTAAATATCGAGAAAAAAGATGACCTTCATAGAGGAAACTCGGGTAAATTCGTAGTGTGATTCTACGGGGAGGCAACATTTAAACAGAAACTAATTAATGGCATGGCCCGAGCCTTTTACTGCTTGTCGCAGGGGGCACATTAAAGAGGTATTTATGAAAACAGGATTCAAAGATCCAATTGCTATTAAGAAACAATCTCCAAAGGACAAGCCAGTAGATGGAAAAAATTCTCCTTGGGATTTCTCATGTCCGCAATACGATCAGCGTAGTAGCTGTTTTGTAAATGCTGGAACAGATTATGGAGTAGGGCATAGAACGCCAACTGGAAAGTTTTCCGCTTCCAATTCGGGTCCTATCCCGTACGGAAAAGTAAATACGCTGAAGACTTATGAAGAATAAAAAATTCCACACCTCAAGTTCAAATAAAGTTGGAGCTGGTGATTTTTATGGGGGAGGGATTAAGCAACCCGTCGGAAAAATCCGATCCCTTTATAACATTAACGTTCCGAATAAATTAGACACTGGAAAAGCTCCAAAATCTCTTGCCTAAATTACGGCTTAAACCCTAACAAAATTGGAACATGCCGTTTTTATAGGGGATGGATCGGAATGTCCCAATGAAACATCTGGTTCATTTTCTTCAGTTATACTCATAGACAATTCCAAACTTGGAGAAGGCTCAATTAGCTCTTTTGCCTCAGGTAATGCTGGAAATAGTGTTTCGTATGCCACGTCAAAATCTGGTGGCACTGGTGAACTTAATGGTGTCATATGTCCTCAATGTCTGATAACCTACGTTATGTTACGCGGTTTATAAGTTTTTTTGCATGATCCGAAGTTATCTTGAATTTTCTCATAATAACAAAAGGACTGGTGCAATTGTTTTCTTTAATGTAGTCTAAAATCATTTTTTCCATTCTGCTAGAATATCATCTTCTCTCTTTCTAACATAGCAGAAACAGACTCCATAACCAATTTGTCTTGTCTTAAGTTGTTTTGGACTGTATTTAAGATTTGGATTCCTAAATGGTCTGGAAGATCATCTGATTCTGGATTCTCTAATTTATGCTTATTGTGTCTAAATTGGTTTATCGACCACTGCACTATATCACTTTCAGTAACATTTCCTTTGTCATATTGCCCCCATAACTCAGTTGCAGGAATCATCCACATAATTTCACATTCATCAGAAAAAGATTTCACCCTAAAAAGATAAGAGTTTGTCTGAGCAGATGGTTTAGACAGTCTAGGTTGCCAATACATGGCTTTTACTCCATCCTCTCTAGTTCTAGGATGAGCAAAAACATAAATATAGGAACTTCTCTCCTGAAGAGCAATACTCAATGGATTATGTTTGAGGCATGTATTAAGACCTTCCATGATCGAATCATTTTGATCTTTCTTGAAATGTTGCAATCTGTCATGCGTTTCTAAACGATCAATTTTCATAGTAACCTCATGGATAAGCAGGAGGAACATTCAAATTGTCCCAATCCGGATTATGTGTAGCAGCTTCTCTTTTAATCCATTTATACCTATTACTCGCTCCTCCAGAAATCTGAAATGACACCACCAAACTAGAAATGTTATCGTCTTTAACTTTTTGTAGAATGTGGTCAGGAATCTTTATTGTGTGCTTACCTCCCTGATCGAACATAATTGCTTCAGAAGAATTAAGCGTAAAGTTTAAGTGATATTCCGAGATTTCATTTTCTTCAAGATTCATTTTTTTCCTTTTATGTAAATTTGTTTTTTAATAATTTGTAGGTTACAGAAAAGGAGTTTTTATGACAACGCCAGAAGCAACTCAAGTTGCTCAGCCAAGTGAAAAAGAAATGAACTTCCGTAAATTGGAAGCTTACTATGAGCAAAAACTTGCTCAAGAACGCGCGGAAAAAGAAGAAGCTCTACGGTTAGCTAGAGAAGCTTCTCAATCTTCTCAAAGCAGAGAAGAAGAGGAAGAAGACGATTCTGATAGCTACGTCAACAGAAAAAAACTCGATAAACGCTTACAGAAATTTGGACAATCCACCCAATCTGAAATCAATAAAGCGATGGAGACTGCTAAAATCAAAGCAAAAGAAGAATTGAAGCAAGAATTGTGGTTAGAGCAGAATCCTGATTTTTACGATACTCTACAATTAGCAGACAAATTAGCCGAAAATAATCCTACTCTTGCTCAGACCATACTTAGGATGCCAGATGGGTTTGCAAGACAGCAACTGGTCTATCAAAATATTAAAGCTCTTGGACTACATAAACCAAAAGAGGAAAAACCATCGGTTAATGCTCTACTTGAAAAAAATAAGAATTATGCAGGTTATCAGCCTCATGGATTTGCAGGTCCTGCCTATGCTACAAATGGAGATTTCTCAGAGGGTGGTAAAAAACAAGCTTATGAGAAGATGCTTCAACTCAAGAAATCGATGAGAATCTAAAAAATTACCTCCATTTTAATGCATCAAACCAGCCAAATGTATCTAAAAAATTCACATTTGGCTGGATATCTCTCTAAACATTTTTCATTTCATCCAGTGAATTTTTATGTTAGATGTATTCTTTAAAGAACCAGGATATTTAACACAGTATAAATGCCAATGTGGGCTAGTGAAAATTAGAAAAGACATGTGTTCACAATGTTTCGATGAATATGATTTTAAAAATACTGACAACACCTATTCAAACATCTTCTATGAAGAAGATTGGGGAAATCCAATTACACTTTGAAATTTGACTTTAAAATAATTATTTGATACATAAAATATTCGCCTTCACAGCGTTATGTGAAATCGCGTAGGTGAATTCGCAGCACCATCATACGTATAGGAAGTCGTATCCTTTGACTGATTGAAAATGACGTAAGTACGGTTCGTCTCACCGATCAATCATGCCCATCATCCACATATGCCCAAAAGAGGTACTATGTCGATTACTACAACTGGAAATTTAGGTCCTATGATCTTGCAGTCGCTTGCGCCTGCGATGTTGTATGTTCCTACCCCAGCTATGAACTATATCACAGTGGCAGACAAAGTTTCTATGCCTGCTAACGGTGGTACCACTATGAGATTCATGCGTCCTCGCGCATTGACACCTCCAACTATTCAACTTGGTAACTCAGGGATAGATCCCCCAGCTCAAGTTCCACAACGCGATATCATCGATGCTCAAATGGCATTTTTTGGTACAGGATGTATCATCAACGAACAGGTTATCTTACAGGACCAAGAGGGCGTTCTCGCCTGGGTATCTGAAAGATTGGCAGTTTCTATGAGACAAGCTGAAGATCTTATCCTTCGTGACTATATTGTTTCAGCTGCTAGCCAGATCATGGCAGGAGGCGGAAGCAACGGTGACAATCCAACTAACTTAGGCGTTAGTGATTTTAGCGTTGTCGCTAGTACGTTGGATACAAATAATGCCTACAAATTCCTAAGCGGAATTGAAGGCGAGAATAAATTCGGTAGAGTGTGTGCCGAAGTAAAATCAGACCTAATTGACTTGAAACTCCTCGCAGCATAAGCTGACGGACAACAAGGGGCAAGATTATGCAATGGATATATATAGAAAATCAAGTTCCTACTGAAGGACAGTATGTTTTGGTTAAGTGTGATATAGATTCTCCAGTTGGAATAAGTAGAGTAATTGATGGAGAATGGGATACGGGAAACGGGAGAAGAAGACCTGTTTTTACTAACACCGAAAGATTTATGACTTCAGCAAGTATTAACTATTGGATGCCATTGCCTTATCAGCCTGAGAGAGTAAAGCGGTCAGACACAGAAGATTGGGGAAATCCCATAACTCTGTGAAGCGGTACTCCGACCTCTATGGAGACATAGAGAGGCATACAGAAATGATATGCCCGCCAATGTGAAGCGGATTTACATTGGTCAAAAAGTAACAGAACGACAGCTCCCGTAAGATCAGCATATTTTTGCTTGACCTCTACGGAATTACAGTCCGATTTTGATGGCATGGTAGGTTCTGGATTTAGTAACCAGTGGAACTATCCACAGACATCTGATGCATTGCCAAACGAATATGGAAGCATTTTTAACTTTCGTATTTTGACAAGCTCAGAAGCTCCTGTGGCACGTGCTGCGTCTGCTAACGGACAGGACGTGTACTACAATACGTGCTTGGGAAAACAAGCTATCACGCATATTAATCAGGATGGTTACTCCATGAACCTGATCTATCGTGACCCATACTATTCTGGAATGCTAGCGCAAAATGCGACTTTATCTGTTAAATTCGCACAAGCACAAGCACTCACACAGGATACGGCTATCCGTAACCTGCTCTCAACTCGCTTAAGCATTTTGGGGGTATAATATGGCTGAATATTCAAGAATCGCAAAGGGAAGTTTCACATCTACTGGATTAGCGCAGATCATTAATCTGCCCTTCCGTCCAGGCGCAATTGAAATGTGGAACTATTCTTCTTTCGGAACTCCTGCTAACCACGGTGTTCCATATGCATTCTGGGATTCCGGAATGGGACAAGGATTCGCTGTTGAACAAGTATTCAACGCAACTCCAGTTCTTACTACAGACATTGTAACTTCAAACGGATTTAGCACATTTGCTGCCGGACAATTGTTACAATACGGAGCCTCTCTACAAATCGTTAGTATTACCAAAGCAAGCCCTGCTGTAGTTACAACTTCAGCTAGTCATGGACTTGCAACTGGGGACGTTGTTATC